AGGCCGGGGGAGGTCAAATCTCTACGAGCTGCGAGCCTGAAGACCGATGCCCCCTCAAACACGCATTTTCGCGAAATAGAAAAGGGGTATCCGCATGAAAATGTGAGATCGTGAGAAACCATAGTTTTATAGGATTTTTAAAGGGTAGCCTTATGTGAAATTATTATAATTTTACAGAGGCTTTTTTCAATTAAAGAATAATGGAAAGTGAAGGTGACAAGAGATGACAAATCAGCAGGAAGAACAGATTCGTTTGTTAAGAGCGCAGGGTGTCGGATATCGTAACATTGGTAATCTCGTCCATCTGTCACGTGATACAGTAAGAAATTACTGTAAGTCACATAATCTTTCCGGATATAATCCAGCAGTGAAGCTCAACATCCGGAAGATGATGGAGGACAAGACTGTGTGTAGCTATTGCGGTGCACCCTTGGAACAAAATCATACTGGAAGGCCGAAACGCTTCTGCAGTGATGGTTGTAGAACAAAGTGGTGGGCACAGAATCGAGACAAGATTCAAGTAAGCCCTAGTGCAGTATATGAATTTACCTGCAAGCATTGTGCGAAGACATTTATTGCCTATGGAAATAAGAAGCGTATTTATTGTTGTCATGATTGTTATGTCAAAGACAGATATTGGAGCGGTTTAGATGGAAAAGATGAAGTAACAAAAAGAAATATAAATGAAAGCTGCGATTATGAAGTTAAAAGGCTTTCGTAATTTGAAAGGAGTAACAACGATGGAGTTTAAGAAACTGCAAATTGCTGACATGATACCAGCTACTTATAATCCTAGGAAAGCTTTAAAGCCTGGAGATAAGGAGTATGAGAAAATTAAAAACAGTATTATCGAGTTTGGATATGTAGATCCAGTGATTGTAAATACAGATATGACTATTATCGGTGGTCACCAGAGAGTGACAGTTTTAAAAGATCTGGGTTATTCCGAGATTGATTGTATTATTGTCGCTATAGATAAGACAAAGGAAAAGGCATTAAACATTGCTCTGAATAAAATCACTGGTGAATGGAATAAGGAATTATTAGCAGATCTGATTAAGGATTTGCAGGATAGTGATTTCAATGTCGAATTTACAGGTTTTGATCCACCAGAAATTGAACAACTGTTTAATTCCGTACATGATAAGAATATTATAGAAGATGATTTTGATGTTGAAGCAGAACTTCGAAAGCCGACAACAGCAAAAATGGGTGATGTTTGGAAATTAGGAAGTCATCGTGTAATTTGTGGTGACTCTATCTTACCAGAAACATATGAAATATTGATGGATGGTAAGAAGGCTAACTTAGTTCTTACGGATCCTCCATATAATGTCAATGTTGAGGAAAGCGCCGGCAAGATTAAAAATGACAACATGTCTAATGATGATTTTTATAAATTCCTGTTTGCAGCGTTTGTAAATATGGAACAATCAATGGAGCAGGATGCTTCGATTTATGTATTCCATGCGGATACGCAGGGACTCAATTTCCGTAAGGCCTTTACAGATGCAGGTTTTTATTTATCTGGTTGCTGTATCTGGAAGAAGAATTCACTGGTGCTTGGAAGAAGTCCATATCAATGGAGACATGAACCGTGCTTATTTGGTTGGAAACTTGATGGTAAACATAACTGGTATACCGATAGAAAGCAGACTACTATTTGGGAATATGATAGACCCAAGGCTAGCAAGGATCATCCAACGATGAAGCCCGTTGCTCTTATGGCTTATCCAGTCCAGAATTCTTGTATGAGCAATTGCATTGTTCTGGATCCGTTCCTGGGTTCGGGTTCTACTTTGATTTCCTGTGAGCAAACCAACCGCATCTGTTATGGTATTGAGTTGGATGAAAAATTTGTGGATGTTATCGTAAAGAGATACATCGAGCAAGCGGGTTCTTCAGACAAGGTATTTGTAATTCGAGATGGCCGGGAAATTCCATTTGAAGAAGTGGCCGGAAGTACTGAAAATACTGAAGAATTAGACACAGTAAAAGCTTGACTATAAAACCCAAAAGAGTGATTAATGTACTACCGAAAGAAAAGGAGGTCGTACATTATGAAAATTTATAGCATGATGGAAAGAAAGAATGTAATTAGTGAACTTGGAAACCGGCTGAATGTAAAACCTGAATATCAGGGGGCACCTACATTTGCCTATAAGATTGGAGAATACACAGTCATGAAGGATGGCAACATGGAAGTTGATGATTTGGCAGCGGATGTAGATATGTTAAGACAAATGCATGTTGCAGGATTTATTGATGACTCTTGGGATGCAGATAGAGAAGTGATAGAGATTTCATTTCCATTGGAAGGGCATACAGGTAAGACCTTAACAAATCTGATACGCATTATGTTTTGCAGAAGCACGCTGATCAACAAAGTCATTGGATGTACCCAAGCTTTTAAAGTGGACGAGCGCTTTGCTGAAAATTTGGATAACAATCCGCCAGTAACCATAGAAGATTTTCTGCAGCTACTGGAGCAATGCGGTGGTAACGAAATGAATGGTGGATTAGAATTTACGCAGGAAAGAATTAGCTTTTTTGGATTTCCTTTAACACAGAACAGCGATGTAATTAAAGCGTACACGCAATTGGCAGAACTTATAAACAAGATGGCCATGACACAGAAACGTGTGTTGATGGAAAAACCGGACATCAGCAATGAAAAATATTCCTTCCGAGTATGGCTTTTACGACTTGGAATGAAGGGTGAAGAATTTAAGTTGACCAGGCAGATTTTATTAAAGAATCTTTCTGGTCATTCTGCTTTTCGAACATCAGAGCAAATCGAGGTGGCAAAGGAAAAGATAAAAGTCAAGAGAGCATTAGAAAAGGAGGAAGCACCATGTTTGGAATCCCAGAGGAAGTGATTAAAAGGTTAAAAGAAATGTATCCTGCAGGAACAAGAGTAGAGCTTATTTCTATGCAAGATGAATATAGAAAAATAAAACCTGGAGAACAGGGCACCGTAATTGCGGTGGATGATATAGGAACCGTTCATGTAGATTGGGATTGTGGAAGCTGTCTTGGCATTGCCTATGGGGAAGATCTATGTAAAAAAATTAATTAATATTATAAATAGAATTTAAGAGCAGTCTTTCTAGGCTGCTTTTTTGTGCAGGAAAGGAGATGAGGCAAATGGCACAAAAGGGTAGAAAACCGAAACCAACAGCAGTAAAGGTCCTGGAAGGAAATCCAGGGAAGCGTCCGTTAAATACATTCGAACCACAGCCTATTAAAAAAGCGCCAGTTTGCCCTAATTGGATTGCAGAAGATGCTAAGAAAGAATGGAAGCGACTCGCGAATAACTTGGAGAAATTAGGTACTTTAACAGAACTTGATATGGCGGCTTTTGCTGGTTACTGCCAGGCCTATGCTAGGTGGAAAGAAGCAGAGGAGTTTATTGAAAAGCATGGAACCATTGTAAAGACTCCTTCTGGTTATTGGCAACAGGTTCCACAAGTATCTATTGCGCAGTCCAATTTGAAAATAATGCTCAAATTCTGTAGTGAGTTTGGGTTAACCCCCTCTTCTAGAAGTCGAATTATTGCAAATGAAGCAAGAGATCAAGAAGTAGATGAAATGGAATTCTTGTTGATGGCAGGTGGTAAGTAGTGTTTGATGAAGAAAAAGCGCAGAGAACATTAAAGTTCATCAATAATTTGAAGCACACCAAAGGACAGTGGCGTGGAGTACCTTTTGATTTACTTCCTTGGCAGGAACAGATAGTTAGAGATGTATTCGGTACAGTGAAGGAAAATGGGTATCGCCAATATAATACCGCTTATGTTGAGATACCTAAAAAGAATGGAAAGTCAGAACTGGCAGCAGCATTGGCTCTTTACATGACCTGTGGTGATGGTGAATGGGGAGCAGAAGTTTATGGTTGTGCTTCTGATAGGCAACAGGCTTCTATCGTATTTGATGTAGCAATCGATATGATTGACCAGTGCCCGGCACTGAAAAAGAGAATCAAACCTATTATGTCTATAAAGAGAATTGTATATCAGCCGACTAATTCTTTTTACCAGGTTTTATCGGCTGAAGCATATACAAAGCATGGACTTAACTGTCATGCAGTAATTTTTGACGAGCTGCATGCACAGCCAAATAGGGAACTGTTTGATGTAATGACAAAAGGATCAGGAGATGCAAGAACGCAACCATTATTCTTTCTTATTACAACAGCAGGTACGGATAGAAATTCTATTTGCTATGAGCAACATCAGAAGGCTGTGGATTTAATTGAAGGAAGAAAGGCGGATTCGACTTATTATCCAGTCATTTATGGCATTGAAGAAGGTGCTGACTGGGGGGCAGAAGCAAACTGGTATA